GGCTATCAACGGTGGTTGATCCGGAGGCATTTACTGTCGCCGTAGTCGTGTTCACGACAACAGCTTCCGGAGCTGTGACCGTCACTTTCCCGTCGTCTTCCACACGGATAAAAGTCGTCGGCTTTTTGCCCCAAAAACCACCGAAGTAGAAGCCGTCCGAAATGCTGTAGCACCGGAATGAACCTGGCTGAATTGGTTCCGAACCACCGTTCAAAGCCGAAACGTCCTGCTGCGCAAAAACAGCCAATCCAATGTCACCCGGCTTGGGGTCAACAATGATCGCGGCCGTACCGTGTTGCAGGCGAAACCAACGAAGTTTGGGGATGCTAACCATGTCCAAAGCATCCCCTTTCGCCGATCTCATCTTGATCAGAGGTGTGGCCGACAAATAGCCGGCACCTCCGTTTTCGGCTGGCCTCTCGACTTTGTCCACTCGTACCGGGATCGCCGTGTTCACCAGTCCGCAGATGATTGAGCGAATGACGAAGTCCAAGACGTTGTATTCGCTTGACCCCGTGAATTCACCGTTGTTTTGGCTTAACTCTTCGCTCATTTCTCACTCCTCGATCCACATCCCTTGAAAGGACGTTGACCATGAGCCACCACCCGGATTGTGAGCACTGAGCTCGTGAACCAGCTGCGTGATCTTGTAAACCCCCGAAGCGCTCGGGATGATGGTTTCGAGACGAACGGCTCCGCCGATCTTCAGATCAGGTCGAAAGAAGCTTTTCGCATTGACGCCCTGATTTGTGAATGTCGGGTATCCGATCATTCCCGTCTCAGCAGACACGATCGGAATGCCGCCATCAGTTCGCGTTGAGCCCTTTGCCATCAACACGACTCGGTTGTCGTCAATAAGTAAATCGCTTCCTGTATCCCGTGCGATTTGTCGCATCTTCGTGATTGGGTCACCCGTCAAAACGCAGTCAGCAACCTGAGCATCAACATCAACGGCCTCAAACGTGTATCCGCATTCGGCGCACAACTGCTCGCATAAACGAGACACGGATTGAGAACCCTGGACAGCTATCTGCGGAGTCGGCTTCAAGACGTTGTAGGCACTGGTTTGTGCTTCGATCTTGAGAACCGGTCGAGCGCCGTTCAAATCGGCATAGGACACCGTCACTTCGCCCTGGAATATGCTCGAAAGCTCCGTCCCCTGCTCACCTGCGGAAATCTCAATGGCATTCCAACGTCGGTTCAGCGGCTTGAAAGCCAATGTCGTCAACTGTGCCATCGTGTCCAGCGACAAGCCAAAGATTTCAACCTGAGCCGTTGCAAAATCGACACCGCCTGTTTTGCTGATATTGACGTTGGTCGCATATCCCTGAAATGTGTACTGGTTATTGGCACCCTGCACGTCCAGCGCAATGCTGACTGCAATGTCTTTCAAGCTGTAAGTTGATTGCATTCTTCTTCCGTCAGGTAGCAAAGAACGTATCGGGACCCCAGTTCAGAGTATTCCGGGTGGTTTTTCCCATCCTGATCAGCAAAAACCAACTTTCCTTTGAAAAGGTTCGTACTCCAGGCTGGAATCTGCTCTCTGTTCTGGCAAATATGCGTTTTGCAGACGTCTACGTCATCTGACGTCAGAGACAAGAACAGGGCGCTGCCCATCTGTCGAATGTTGATTCGGCAGTTTTGATCGTCGAGAACGACAGAAAAAGACTGGTTCGGCACCGGCTGCAAAGGAATCGTGTACATGTCCGCCTCAGTTGAAGATGTCGTACAAAACGCTGTTTTGCGCCCTCACTTGTCCTCGTTTGGTCTCGTCCGCACTTGTTGGGTTTCTCGGGGACCATTGCACGGTCTGAGTTGCCAACGACACAGCCTTGACCTCTTGAAACGAACAAGAGACTTCCAAAAGATTGACACCGTTAGTAGCTGAACGAGTCGTGCTGTACCCGACAAGCGTCATATTGAAAAACACTCTTGAAGGCGTCACGATCATGAATGTCGTTGTACCTTGTCGGTATTTTTCAAGCAGTGCCAAGGCCGCGTTCTGTCTGGTGTAATCACCAGAAAAAAGAAGCCTGACTGTGACCTCTATAGGAGTCGGCACTTTGTCATATGCAAAAAGTCGTCCGTTTTCCTGCGGCTCAATCGGGATGCTTGCCGTGTTCGAATCCTCAAGCTGGTCAACCGTGTCGTAGTCGCAAATCTTGCGACCAGAGCTGTCAACGACAGCCCAAGTTTCTGTCTGGGGCATTTTCAATCATCCTTTTTGAACCACTCCGGTCTGAGCGTTCACGAGATTTCGGTTAGAGCGCGTCAAAGCACGATCCACACCAACTGACACAGCCTGTCCTACCGCTTGAGGATCAGCCGTCGTCTGGATGTGGTTCTCGACCGTGACCTTCATATCGTTGGTAATGCCCCCCGCTCTTTCGGACTTCTGTCGGATTGCCGCAATTGCACCATTGGCAACCGGCATCTGAGGCATCGAAATTTCTCCGATCAACTGAGCGGCCACGGGTTGAGGACTTGAAAGCAGCAGATGCTTAATCAACTTTTCGTTGATCCGTCTATCAACGCTTTCGTGGCTTTCTCGAACCGCTGACTTGTTCAGTACGGTCTGAGTTCTGTTGACCGTGACAGACCGAGGAATTTCTTGTTCCTCATCATCGGGATACTCGACTCCGTCATCTTGATAGTTTTCCCATTTGAGACGATTTGGACGTCGATTTCCTATGGCATCGCCTTTGTCTTCACCATCTTCATCATCATCCGAGAAGAAATCGGAAACAAGCGAGCCAAAACCACCAAGCAGGCTTTTGAGTTTTTCTTTCAGCCAGCTCAGAGCTTTTGGAATTCCCTCAACAATGGCTTGCGGGATGTTGGCGATAACAGTTCTTACCTTTTCAAAGGTGCTGGTAGCCGCCGAGTAAACGTCTCCGAAAAAGCCAAAGATTGAAGCGACAGCATCAGCAATCTGTCCGGGAATGCTTGCGATTGCCGATAGGAAGTTACCGAGGTTCTTTCGGAATTCGTTGATCTGCTGATCGCTGAACCCGATCCAACGCATGAAGTCGCCAAAGAGCGATCCGCCTCCTTCCAAGAAGGACATCAGATCATCAATGGCAAGCCCCAGCGCGGCAACCGCTGCGATGACCACCCCGAGCGGATTAGCCATCAGAACCGCATTGAAAGCGGCAACAATGGTTGTCCCCGCCCTTACCGTAGCAAACAGACCTTTCAGTCCGCCGATCAGGGCAAGGATTTTTCGAAGGTACGTCCCTGCGATTACCGCTCCGAGACCACTCAAAAGAATCTTGACCGCTCTCGAATGTTCGTTTAGAAACGCCAAGCCATCGGACAGAACGCTCAACACCTTGTTCACGATGGGCAGAACAGCCACGGCAATCGTGTTTGCAAGCGACTGAGCCGTATTCGTGAATTGACGCCACAGAATGTTCATGCGGCGGGCGTTCTCGGCTTGCTCCTTCGTGAAAGCCACGCTCTTGTAGCTTTCCGCGACCTGATCTGCCGCATCCTTGTGTTTGATGAAAATCGCAGAGGCTTCCTGAGACAGCCCCATGGCACGCATGAAGTAGCGCGCCTGGACATCCGTCATGCCCTTGACGTGTTCTCCCATTTTGAAGAACTCATCGGCACCACGCCCCGTCTCAATCGTCCACTGCTGCAAGGCATCCTTGAACGCCTCAGCAGAACCGCCGGCATCTCGGTTTGCCTTAGCCCACGCATCGATTTTCTCAACAGCCACACCGGTGCGTTCGCTCAGGACAGACAGCTCTTCGCCCATCTGCGAAAAGTTCTGAGCCAAGCGGCCGCCGGCAAACGCTGCGGCAATCGGCGCAAACAATGTCTTCAACAGAAGACCAAGTCCGCCAAGCTTGCTTTCGATCGAGTCAAAAGCTCTGCCGGCCGTTAGAGCGGCTTTTTGCGACGTCGTGCCGATGTCAAGAATTTGCTCCGCGACTTCGTCCGAGACCTTGCCGGCAATCAAACCGCTTTTCGAGAACTGGATTGCGATTTGATCAATAGGCTCAAGGGCCTCGCGCATCTTGCGTTCGAACTCATTGAGCCCGTTCGCAACCAGCCGAAAGCCTTCGGTCGCCCGCCCCTCAAAGTCGTTAATCGACTTGGCTGCTCGATCCAACCCGTCAAGGAGCTTTTTCGAATCAATTCCAAGCTCAAAAAAGAGCCCGTTTTCATTGTTTAGCATTCTCAAAAGCCTCTTGCTGTTTTGTGTTGGCTAACCAGTTGTTGTAGGAACGAACCTGCAAAATCTCGTAGAGCATGTAGGCATCTTCAAGCGTCAGATCACGCTTCAGGTCAAGCAGTGAAGCCAGACCTGCTTCCACAACGGCCCCGCAAACGCGAGGCACGTTGGAATAGGCCGCGGCGCCAGCTACTTCTGAGCACTTGGCCCGGTAAAGAGCCTCGCGAGGAAACTTGAGAGCGTGCCATCTGAAAAAAAATCGAAATTCAGCTTTGCGGCCTCAAAACGAAGCTGAACAAGCGTCAGCGGACTTTCGATAAGGCTTGCATTGGCACCCGTAAGCTGCACAAACTGCTCACCATTGATCAAATGGCAACATGCCAAAAGATCATCCAAAAGAGGCTTCGCGTCCAGATAATCAAGCCTAAGGATGGAAGTCATCAATCCGTTGGTTCCATCCTCGATAGAAGAGCGCAAATCTCCGACATTCTTACCAATCGCCAAAGCCGCGCGATACATCCACTGTTCTGCCTGAAGTGCCGGCATACGACGAACGCGAAACTGCTTTTCGGTCGTTCTGTCCTGAATCGTGATAGTTACAGCATCATTCATTAGAAGACATCCTCAAAATCGAAGGTCCACGTTGTAGGCTGCAGCGTGCGCTGGATTGCCGGCATCGGGGGAGCACTCTTCAGAACTCCTCGGACATACGTCTTGACCTTTTCGAGAGCCGGCTGATAGATCGTCAACGTGCATTCATAAGGCCGGTTGTTTGCCTTCATTGCGTCTCGGATGTATTCCAGGGCGGGTAGCGACGGAGATGCAGCTTCGAGAACAATCGCGACCGTAGTCACATTCTTGATCACGCCTGCAACCATCTTTCCGTCCACACCACGGCGAGTTTCAGTTACTTCAACAGGCTCGGCAGAGGCCACGTTGTCAACAGAGAACTGCTGAAGAGAAATCCCGCTCGGGTAGAGGTCTTCAACGGCAAGGATTACCTCGGCATTCGCAGAAGTAACGTCAAAATTCTGGGACATGGTTTTTCCACTCCATTAAAAAAGCCCCGGCGGTGCCGAGGCTCAGTGCAATCTGTTAGATGACGGCCGTGACTTCGAAGTCCAGGCGCTGGATTGAGCCAGCATACGTGTAGTAGAGCGTGATTACCGGAGACTGTCGATCGGCTCTCAAGTTGGCGCTGGGCATCGTGATGATCAGCTTATAGCCCTTAGTGAAGAGCTCCTGAGCAACCGTCTCATCATTCGTCTCCTGCAAAAGCTGCTGCTTCTGAGACTCACTTAGTTCAAGTCCGACGTCAATCACGCCGTTGTTCAGGCACACATTGATGGGGTCTTGAGACCATGCTCGAATGAGTGCTTCGCCGCGTGTGTTGTACGGCGAACGGTTAGTACTCTTAAAGCCATCCATGCAACTGCGCTGAATCGAGTTGCGCAGGTAGATGCTGCCGTAGAGCACATCAATGAAGCCGTACTGGGTGCTGGTCAGCGTGCCTCGGTTAAAGAAGTTGAATGCCGCGTTGCGAGTAGCAAATTCGCCCGTGTAGTTGCACCGGATCGCTTCCAGAGCATCTGCTACATCTTCATCGGTGACACGCGGCGTAATGCCGCTTGCCGTCTTGGCGAACCAGGTCTTCATGCCCTGAGTGCGCGTCCAAGCTACGGATGCACCGACACCGATTGCGAAAGCCGCATCCTGCGCATCGCCATAAAGCGTGCAAGCGCAGTTGTAGGTATTCATCAACGTTTGCGCTTTGGTTCCGGCTTGAGTCAACTGATTGGTCATGTTGTCATCCAGGGACCAATCGAAGTAGCAGTAGTCATCCCCGGATGCATCCGCCCATGCCGCAAAGGCTTCTGCCTCTTCTTTTTCTGCTTCCCACAAAGGCGTAAAGCCAACCCAATTGCGCGTGACCGTGCAAATGGAGTTGAGGTCTTCCGTTTCGGTTTTGGCTGCGGCACCCTGGGATAAAACTGCTCCAGCGGCTTGCGTTAAGCAAAGCATGGCAGCGAGATCGGTTCCTCCAGTCTGAGGAAGTGCCAAAGCTTCGCCCACAATGCCAGCACCAACAAGTGAGGCTTCGGTTGCTGCCGCATATCCTATCGTTGCGTCTGCTCCGGTCTTTTCGGTCGTAAACGTGAAACTCTTCAGGTTGCTGTCATAAGAGCCAGTAACACCCGTCAGAGCTTCAGCAACCTTCACAGCAACTTCAGACAGAGACGTAGCCTCGGACAAATCAAGGGACTGCACAGACTTGGCCTCGCCGTTGATCGTGATGGTCAGCGTTCCATCCGTGACAGCCTTGAATGCTGCTAGGTCTGCGGCGACCTGACCGCCTCGAATCCAAGCCGGCACGTCCTCATCAATTCGTCGACCGATGACCAGAGTGCTGACCGCCTTCTGCTGGTTCGTGCATCCAACAAAGTACTGTTGCGCAAAGACGGCCTCCTTAGACGTGGCACCAAACATATCGGCCACGGCCTCGGCCGAAGAGAACAACATGGCCGGCTGAGAGGTCGGAATAAGGGCGCTCTTAGTCAACAGCATGCCATTGGTTTCAAGATCGTTCGATCCCCCACTGATTACGCGAGACGACATCTGAACGATGTGAGAAGCGCTGATAGACATTTCTTTGATTCCTCAGTTAGTGCTTGGGTGGAAACCTGACATCGACGTTGGCAATGACAACCTTCACGGCATCGAAGCTGTCAACATCAAGCGCTACCCTGTGTGTAAATGAAAGATGAATTTCAGTCGTCCATCGCTGCACGTATTTTTCGGCATCGACGACAACCGTTGTGTTGCGTGGCTGCCCCGCAAACAGACTCGACAGTCCGTACTGCTGCATGAAATCAACAATCGGCGTGGTTCTCGTGATGGCCGCAAGGCTTAAGCAACGAATCCGAGCCTTTTCAGGAAAGTCGCTATAACAGTCCACCTGAACGACTACTTCCTCGAGCTTTGCCACAACCGCTCGCATTTCTTGGGTGTCCGGATTGAGTTCGTAGTCGACTCGAGGCGTTCCGTGATCTATGTGGCTGATGACGGTGTTGACCACATATTCGTTGCTTCCAGCCGGCAACGAGATGTCGTTCTGATAGCCGGCAAAAATCGCCTCAGTCGGGACCTCCGAACCAAACAGCATCAGCTCCAGATCTTTGACAGCCAGATAGATGGTCTGTTCCGTGAGAACTTCCGCTTGGGATGGTGGAGATGAAAGTTTCGATGTCATTTCAAATACTCCACACCGTTAGGCGGATTGACCTGCATCGTGGCACGGACGCTCACCCAGCCGACGCCTGAAAAGTTCTCGACAACGGCCGAAATGAGCCAGACGGTTCCGTCTTCCTGGACGATGTAGTCGCCGCTTCGAGCCAGCGGCCTAAAAATACTTGCCGGCTGCTGGGCAAAGTTCTTCGGGGCAAATAGCCAGATCCTTCGGGTGAGCGTGTTTGCGCCCGCCATGTCCGCATGGAAAAGCGAGTTGTCGCTCTCGCTCTGAATCTGGGCCGTGACTCCGAACAGTCTTTCGTAAGTCGGAACCGCAAAGCCGCTTTCGTCTGGCCTTGATCCTTCCGAGCGCAAAATTTGGACTCGCACGTCAGGATGGATTGCGTTGATCGCTCCTCGAACCACTTTGTGAAGATTGAGCCCCATCTGACAATTCCCGAAATAAAAAAAGCCCGCTGAGTCGCTAGCTCAACGGGCTTTGATTTTTTGATAACTTTTTATCTTTTTAACAGATAAAAAAGACGCCAATCTCCCGGCGTCCCGTTCGTTGGTGATCGAAATTACTCTTTCATGCCATCAAGACATCTTTCTGCAAGATACTTTGCTTGGTTGGCCTGTTCCCCTTCAACCTTTTTGAATTCCTGGAAACTCTTTACGGCTTCCTCAGGCGCGTCTTTCGTTAGCTCAACTTCGCCGTCTTCATCATTAAAGCGATACCACGACGGATTTGTCATGAAGTAAGGTCTTGTCTGCATCACAACCTCATCTGACTCAAAACCTTCCTCATCGCGTTGCCGATGGGGTTGGGGTTACCGCAGAAGGCATTTGCCACAGCCTCTGCAATGAATTCAGCCGGAGAACTCCGACCGTATTCACTCACGTGCTTCTCCATTATATCTTTTTGCGTCTTTTCCTTCGTCTCTTCTTTGACAACTCTGATAATTTCCGAACGGAGATTTTTAAGGGTCTCGAGACGCAACTTTTGCAATCTTTTCAATCCCCAGCGTAGGTCATAGTCACTCAGCTCTCCATTTTTGATACGATTTTCAAGAGTTTTCTCGTAGAACGCATTGTGAATTACGTGTCCCATCTCATGAGCGATGGTGTACGACAAATAGTCTTCAGGCGAACAAGGCATCATCCATCGATTTTCTACGGATTTCTTAATCTCATCAAGAAGCTTTTGCTCATTTTTGAACCAATTCATATTCAAAACGAGCTTTTGATCTCCTCGGCTTGATGATTCAACATGCGCCAGTGTCTCTTGGCGTAGATTCTTGCTCGTAATATCAAGAACTCGGTTTTCCTTAGAGTTCAAATAGTCCGAAAGCCATGGCACAAACTCAACTATTTCCGCAACCTTTTGAGCGCTTTGTTTTGCTACGCTTTCCGGAAATTTTTCAAACGCCTGTTCATCGATTCTTACACCCTTACGAGAAAGTTTCTGATAAACCGATTCTTCTGGTTTTGTCTCTGGCTTTCCTTGAGTTTGATGAGACTTTTCTATCGTCATTTGTGCGCCGTGCTGCTCTTCTTTGCCGCCCTTCGGCACGGCGGAAATATGGCGGCCTGTGAACTTACCGCCCATGCCGCCCAATACTTCTCCTGTCTGGCCGTCAATTAGCACAGGCTGCCCTTTGGCTTTGTCGCCGCTTCTGGTAGTGCCTCTTCCATTTGGATGTACCGTTATCCAACGAGCTTCATCAGAGGCCACCCCTTGAGCGCAAAACCTCTTCCCAAAAGCAAATGCCCAACCAAGCCGAAACGCGCGACCGAGTTTTCCTGCTTCGTCAACCGTTCTCATTTCTTTTCAACCTGATAGCCTATGGCTCCCAAAAGGGTTCCTGTTTTGATCAATGCTTGGCTGCGTTTCGAGCCCGAATCGCCCGAAATCTTTCGTTTTCTGCCCTTAGAGCTGACACCGTCCCATGACTCGTAAAGAGCGAGCGTCAAAGGACTTCGGTCTGGGAACTTCTCTTTGGCCGTCCCGTTGTTCCGGATCGTTTCCTGAACATCAACCTGGGCTTGACGCGCCATGTGCAGAACGGCCTGTTCTGCCCCAAGCGGCCCCAGAGTCTCAAGAATTTGCTGAGCCTGCTTTTGCCAATCTGCAGAACAGTCGCGGGCGGTAGCCCTTAGAAATGGACGCGGCGGCGACATAAGAGTGCTGCCGGGCTTGACTGCTGCAGACGACCACTGCGGCTTACCCCCAACCTTTGGCACTGGCTGTCCTAGAGCCCCGCTCAAGAAGAGCGATTGCGCACCGGTGACGCGCTGAACCCATCCGTACTCATTGAAGACGGCGTACCTGGCGACGTCGGGGTTGTCGATGATCCCCACCTTTGCAGTGACGCGCTCCGGTACTTTGTTCAGTAGCCTCTTCAGCCCATTCAAATTGCGCGTCACTTTGATCATGTCGTTACTTCATTGCGTCTTGGAATCGTTTTTCAAGCCACTCAGGCAACCAGCCTCGCATATTGCGCAGTCCAGTGGGAAGCACAAACTTTTTGCTCTTGTTGTCAAAGTAGACATCTTCAAGAGCTCGATAAAGATCATTTGCAGCTGAAGGCGTGAATCTTCGGTCTGGATCACCCGTCTCAACGGACTCTGGAATATTCCGTTTTTTTGGATGCATCTTGAACTTGATCCCCAAGAACTCTGCGGTTGCTTTCGGGGTCAAATATGTTCTCGAGTAATCACCTTTTTCCCACAATCTGCCTTGATTCAAAAGGGTTTCAAGCTTGTTCTCTTCCTTGAACTGATCTTTGTGGGAAGCCTTGAACTCGCGGATTTTGTCTCTGATGGTTTCCAACCTCATTCCTTCCCGAATCCCGGGAATGCCTAACTGTTTGGCTTCTTGCAAGGCTTGCTCATACTTCGCTTTCCCAGCCTCAAAAGCTTTTTTGTTCGCTTCCTCAGCCTCTACGGTTTGGAAACCACTTCTCGAAGCCAACCACCCCGGCATGCCAACAACTTGGCCTTCATGAATTGAAATCTGAGACTTCGGAAGCCATATCTGCTGCTTCTCACCTCTGGCCTTAGCCATCGCTATTTCATCATTGTCCCAGTATCTCGAAAAAGCCGGGTTATCTACCAAAACTGCCTTTTCCGTCTCACGGACAATCTTTAAAGACTGTCCAGCCATCAAATGTTCGTGACCAGATCGGACTTCTGGCAGTTTCTGCGATTCTGTCTGTGCGCCTGATTCTCGATATTCCTTGCGAGTCTTTCGAATGTCCACACCGTTGAACTTTCCACCCATGCCTCCGAGAACTTTGCCGGTGTCAGAGTCAATCAAGGCAGGCCGCCCTTCGTTTTGACGACCGTTCGGAAAAACGGTGATCCACCTCTGAGCATCCATGGCGATCTTGGCCGCACAATTAGCACCTCGACTGAAAGCGAGTCCGAGTGCGAATGCCTTCCCAAGTTTAAAAGCCTGTTCGTTCATGCCTAACCCCATGGATGGAATTTGCGCCCGCCATAGAATCGGCAAGCAACTCGGTATCGCTTTGTCAGAACCCAAAAGAGCGCACCGCACTTAGTCTGGTTCCACCACTCGCCCACTTCGCTTTGAATTTTGATGTTCTCGAAACTCGTAGACACCGAACCTTCTGTTGCAGATGCAATTCGGCCCGGCTGATTCATACCATTCGTTTCAAGCGTGGCCAAGTGGCAGAGCGCGGTGTAAAGGATCGTCTGAATGGTTGTTTCGGGATAGGGAAAGTTACCCTCCCCATCCCCCAACAAGGCTTCAATGACGCCCCACAAAGCCTGAAGCATTTCGTCACTAATCACGTCTTCCGTCAGACCCGGATACAAACTTCGAAAAGTGGAGCAATTCAACTCAAAGGGCGTCATCATTGCTTATTCCTTCTTGTCTGTTTTCTCTTCGACGCCTGCCTGAACCGGTTCGATCGGCTCGAGTCCGTGGCGCATCTCTTCGATTTCAGAACGGGCAGACTTGAAGCCTTTCACGTCGCCAACGGGGTAGATGCAGGGCATTCGTCCATTGCGACCTACAAATGCGATTTCTCGGCCGTGCATGGCTTTGATCGCTTCCCAGTCTCGCTTCAGAATTTGCACGCACACAGCGTTTCCGGGAAGCGCCAAAACACCAGTCTTCTTTCCACGCAGGGCGTCGTTTACGCCAGGAAAGACAACAGTTTTAGTACCGCCAGCGCCGTTAGGGACATCATCAAACTTGATGCCATGCGGCAAGCTGACCGCAATCGAAATCTTTTCACCCGTTTCAGCGTCAGCCTCTGGTTCCACATCCATCGTGGACGCGATCACTTCTGCCTGAGAAATCTTGATTTTCTCTTCGACCTGTTTGCTGTTTTTACGGGTTCGTTTTTCAGTAGTACCAGCCATTTTTCTTATTTCCGAAAAAAAAGCGGGACAGGCCTAAGCCCATCCCGCACAAAAAAAGCCGCTGTTGCAGCGGCACCCTCACCGTTCAAGGAGAATGCTTAAATACCCAGCATCGTGGCAATAAGATTCGGACGACGAATCACACAACCCCAGGTACCTGCGAACGCCTTCTGCACCCAACTCGTGGAATACGTTTCCATGTTGCCGAAGCGCATCTTTTCGGAGTAGCAGTTCTCAGCCGTCGGACTGCCCAGAAGATTCGGGACCGTCAGATACAGCATCGAACCGGCATCCGTGACCAGTTCAGGCAACTGGATGACCTTCAGGTTGGGGAAGTTGGACTGCAGCAGATTCAACGCTGTCAGACCAAAGCTGTTCGGAGTCGAGAGATAGCTGAAGCGATCGGTCGCCACGGCCAGAACGTATTCAGAGCTCTGATCAAGCAGACCGGCGTTGTTGGCCATCATCGAATTGATGAGCTTGGCGATGTCGTTGAAGATGATGTTGCTGATCGTCGCTGCATTGCCCGTATCTGCGACCTTGTCCGCCCACGTGGTCTTGGAATTGACCGTGATGGGGTTTTCAGATGCCGGGAGATTCGGATCGCTCAGGACGCCGTACATCTGCTTGTTGGCCACGCCGTACAAGTAGAAGCGGTTCTGGGCACGAGCGATGATTTCTGCAGCCGCACGCTGCTTGCCGCCGGCATATTCAAGCTTTGCACGAGCGGCGGTTTCCTGCTCACGCAGACCATACTTCAGAGTGGTCTGGAAGAGGAACTGTTCGCGGCTCGGGAATTCGTAGTTGATGTCAGAACTTACCTGATTCGTGAAATCAGAATAAGGCGTGACATCACCCGTGATTTCTTCGATCGGGAACTGCATGAACACTTCGGTCCAATCTCCCTTCTTCGCTTCACCGAAGAGTTTCGTCGCGTTCTTGGGCGCGAAGAGAATCGGGGTGATCTGAGGATCAAGATACGTCACATAGGCCGTCGGCACACCAATATTTGGCACGGTGCTCATGGCCGCGTCCTGTGCGATCTGGACCTTGCTCAGCTTGTGGTAGTCCGTGATGATCTTCCCGGAACTATCGCGGTGGTAGGGCATCACCTTAACAGCGTAAGGAGAGTAAATGCCCAGCTCCATCAAACGTTGAATGTCTTTATCCATTTTCAAAAAGCTCCATCAAGGAAGTGTCACAAGAGCGGCACCGATGGTTGCCGTGCCCTCCGAGACATTCGTGATTGCATAAATCTTCTTGGTCGTGCCGTCCATGACGATGTCACCGACCGCATATGGGATCGTGGCGTTATTCGGCGTCAGTGCGTCAGCTGCAATTCCAGTCTGGCTATCAGTCAAAGCAGTAGCCGAGACGCGAAAGCACGACCCATTCTTGCCGTCCGCTCCAGGGGCACCATCTTGTCCGGGGTCCCCCTTACCACCTTTCAAATTCTTGAAAGCAAAAGAGAGCGTACGAGCCTGAGAGGTGCCCCCAAGTTGAACAGTTACTTCTGGAGTGCCGATATTGGCATCAATCGTAGCTTCGGCACTGTCGATCGTGGCTGCCGCCCCCGGAGTCCCAGGCTCACCGGGATCACCGTTATCACCTTTCGGCCCCTGAGCACCGGCCGGAATGCCAAACGTCCATTTCGAGCCGTCCCAAGTAGCAGTTGGTTGCTCTCCTGACTCAAGAGCCGTAGCTTCGGCAGTTGCGGCTTCCAGAGCCTGAACACCAGCAATGGCGTTTGCCACCCCATTGTCAGTGTTGTTGAGCTTGTCCGCAGTCAACACATCGCCACTTTTCCAGTTGTTTTTGGTGAAATCAGATGTAGCCATAGTTACCCCGCCTGATCTTCGTCAACCTTAGCCGTGTCAACCGTTGCCATCCTGCCCGCGGCGGCCGAAGCAACCGAGACGCCACGATTCGAAATAATGATGATGTCGCCGGAATTCTTTGCCTCGGTCATCACAACCCAACCCGTGTCGTTGGCGGAACCGGCCGTGCCGTAGGTCACTGCACCGTCAGTCGGATTGCAAAGAACGGACTGGCCAACAGTTGCCGCACCGGTTGCGGCAACGTAGTAGTCGCCTCGAATTGCGATGGTTACTTCGTGACCTTTGCGATAGGTCAACGTGCCATCGGGGTTGTCTTCGGTCGGATAGAACGATCCGGTAAATGTGCGTTCGACCAGACCGATCACGGCTCCGGTTCCCTTGCCGGAAGCCAGCGGATACACAACGCCTTCACCATCGTCGGAATTTGTACCGGCAAAGGCAAAGGAACCTGCTGCCACAGTGCCGTCGGAGATGTAGTTGAACGGCGTGTAGACGGCCGTATGAACGTTGACCTCTTGACCAGGCAAGCCCTTGGCAGGATAGAGACTTACAGTCTTCTGCATGAGTTTCCTCTCTTCTCAAAAAAATCAAATTCGAACTTGGATGTCGCGCAGCAGATCACTTTCGCCGTCATCCAGAGCGCTGTCTTCAGCAACGCCAGTCTTCTTGCCAGCCGTTCGCTTGCCAGAAACAAAAGCCTGCCAAGCAACCTGAGCTTGCTCAGGTTTGATTCCATCCACCGACATGCCGGCCTGCTTGAGTGCATAGAGATAGACGGCACCGGCAGAGTCGAATGCCGTCAGACGCACCTTGCCGATGACTTCCTTGCACTCATCCATCGCCTCAAGCTTCTTTTCGAAAGCCTTGATCGCCGCATCCTGAGCAGGAATGCCCTTGTCATCAGTCTTCGGCTCTTCGTCGCTGGCACCCTGATCAGCGTCATCAGACTTGTTGCCGGCTTCGCCATACTCGAGTCCGGCTGCGAATGCCTTCTTGAAGTCATCCGACTCATTGTCAAAGCCGCAGCGCTTGATGGCATCGAGGGCGGCTTCGCTGAGTTCAGATCCGCTTTCTCCTTCGCCTTCACCGCCGTCTTCTTCTCCTTCGGCAGCGCCGGCACCATCGATGTCGTCATCGTCCTTGGCACCATCGTCAGGCTTTTCACCTTCTCCGATGGAAGCTGCCGGTGCGGCATCGTCGTCACCCTTGCCGGATGCAATTTCTTCAAGGATTCCCTTGAGTGTCTGCATATCCTCTTCGGAGGCGTTCAGTTTGGAAAAAGCGGATAAGACCTTCTGAATCTTGCCGCCCTCACCATCTTCATCAGCTCCTTCGCCTTCAATACCGACATCGGTCAGCTGGCCATCGGGGCCTTTTTTATGCAACGCGCGAAGCAAATCAGAGAGCTCGCGCACCAGTTCAGCGATCTTCACTTCGGCACTTTCAACGCCGGGATCGCCGTCTTTTGAGACCGGATTCACAGTCTTCTTTTCACCATCCATGTCTTTTACCTTCGTTTGTAAAGCATGATCACTGACGCAGCAGGACGATCCCGCTCGTCCCTCTTCAACCAGTGCGAGATGCTGTCCGCGGATGTCTCGCATCGTGAAGTCGTAGTTCTGACCATTAAAAACGCCCGTGCTTTTGAAGTCCGGGCGGTAGTGATAGGCCAGAGAAAGTTGTTTCATGCTGCCGTCTCGAATGCGACGGCAGGCATCTTCGTTTTGAATATGGAGCGAGTTCGACAGGTAGGTTCCATCGAACTTGGCAAGGTCTCCGGTAGAACCGACCCGCGTATCCATCGCTGGGTCGTCCGGATAGTCCAGATGGTGGTTCAGCTGAATCGGAATGCCGATCACGCTCTTGATCGTGGCATCCGAGCCAAGCTCTTCCGCAGGCCTGTACCCGTAGTAGATTTTTTCGGGGTCAAGCTTCAGCGCTTCCCACCCAGGAATTTCCTTGCCCATGTATGGCGCCACCTGAACTCGCGTCAGATTTGAGCGATCGACGTGCAGGCGGCCGTCATCGTCGTGCCACCTGAAGCTAATCGCCTTGTCAAATGCCAGATCAGTCATTTCGTTTGATTCCTAATGCATCCATTGGTATCACGGGCCTGTATGTGCATCTGCAGAACGGCTCCAAACTTGGAAATGTGTAGCGCCCGGCCTCCGTGTCGAACAACCCACGGTTCAGATCGAATCTCTTGCCATGCATGGCCTTGTGCGTTTCGCGTGAGGTGTACTGCCCTGGGACATGAATCCAAACCCCCTGAGTCACACCAAGCTCCGAGTCGTTAGCCCGAGCAATTCCTTGCGTGATCTTGTTTGTCTGGTCGATTGCGACGTTGCGTGCTCGATCAGCACTGAAACCATCCGTCACGCTCAGGAAGTGCCTGATTTCTGAAACGCTTTGACCTTTCTGCAACCCCTCTGTGATCAGGTTCTGCAGGCGCTCAACGTCACGCACCGCCATTCGAGTGATCAACTCGGTCGACCACTTGATCAACTCAGGCAAGGCCTGAGCTGCGCTTTGACTGATGTGTTGCCTCAGAACGGGCACAGACCACTTCTCTCTGAAAATGTCGGGCGAGAGGCCCGCAGCGACGTAGGCCGAACGCTGGCTGGCTGTTACGTCGGCGGCAATCGTGCGGGCCACCCATACAGCCAATTTGCGCGCGGCGGTCGTTGCTTTCGAAGTCCAACTGGCAATGTTCCTGTCGACGTACCCTTCTATGTCCGACCGAAAAGACGCATTGTCTCGGCGCCAAGCTGCAAGCACTGCAGAGCTGATCTCTTTGAGACGCTGCTTGTCTCGGTTGGTTTTAGGATCAGACAGGCTCCAGTCTTGCGCCAATGCGTTCTGGTGAGCCAAGTGTAGAAAGATGTCATCAATCACCATCTTGTCGAACTGCTTGCACAGACTCACAAGACGCTTTTGAAGCTTTGACCGTATTCCAACGTTGGGCTCAGTCGCCCGCGCCACCTTTGGTTTACGGCTTGCCTTCGTCATCGAAGATGCTCTCCTGCTTCTTCATTGCCAGCTGATTTTCGGACTCCCCAAAAATCGAGCCCTTGTACTGGTCAAACAGCTCTTGACTTCCATCGTCAGAGAACAGTTCTCCCTCTTCGGGTTCCGGCAATTCCTCGCTCAAAAATCCCAGACGGGAGTTCTCGTCCATACGGACGGCCTGACGGAGTTCTTCAGCGCTGATTACATTGCGATCCTTCAGGGTACTCAACGCGGTCACGCGAGCATTGAAGTTCATTGCCTGAGCACTTTCGTTGTCGAGGTTGAGCTCATTGAACTCAAAGCTAATTGATGGATCGACCTCATCAAAAAGCTGCATCTGGATCACTTCGAGACACTTCTGAATGGCAGGTCGATAAAGCTCCTGCTGACTTCGGACGTGGTCGTTGTAATTGCGGATGTCGCTTTCACCTGTTGCATTGAAGCCGCTCGGGCTGATGCCAAAGAGCTTCACTGCAGGCGTGCGGTTGATGGCCGCAATCATTTCCTGCGCTTGACGCACAATGTCTTGCACACCGCTCACGGTCGTCTGGACGTTGTCGACCTGGTCCGACGCTTTGTCCGCCACAAACACACTGTCGTTGTTTCGGTAGTGCTGAAGCACTTCCATGATGGCATCAAGTTCCTGAACGCCACCGTAGGAACCCATGCGGGACTGCATGTCGGTGTAGTAGATGAGAAGCGATAGCTTCTTGATCAGCTCTTGCGCCGACACTCGGCATTCGTTCCAGTGATTGACGTAATCCCAAAGGATTTGTGCCTGCGGAATGCCGAGGAAGTTGTATGCCGGCTTCAACAAAGTCGGCGGCTCATTTGCATAGAGCGTGATAAGACGAGAGGCATGAACCTGATGCCCAAGAACCATCCAGCTGCCCGGCTTCATGTAGTCGCTTCTGAGCGGCTCATATGAGTTGTACGGTCCGGGCGATACATTGATCGGGTCGACAACCACAAAGCTGACCTTGCCAGCCTCGCCTAACTCCCCTGATTCGCCATTGACGATCAACGGGAGAGTGAGATCAACATCCGGTTCGTCTTTTGGTTCGGTGCGAATGAAGATGAACGCTCCGCCCATGAAGCCGACCTTGCAAATGGCGTCGTTGAAAAGCGCCTGCAGTCGGTACTGCGTCTCCTGAGCTTCCTGAAGCTTCGCGATCTTTTCAGGAGGTGTGTCATCGCCTCCCGTTACCTTGATCCACTCTCGCGTGATGTCATCAGCCACGGTCTTGATGCAGTTACGGATCATGCCGTTCTGGGCAATCTGCTGCAGCGCACCGTAGCCAACAAAAGCCGTAACAGGAAACTGACCCATCTCAATGGCGTGCTGCGTGAGCGAGCCAACGACGGAGTCCATGCCAATGGTTTTGGAAAACTCCTTGTCTAGCTTCTTTCGATACGCTTCCGTGACGCCAAGCGTGGCCGGCAAACTGTAGTTCGATTCCTTGAATGCCTCAGTGGAAACCGGCTTAGTCTTTTCCTTGCTCTTAAGCAAGGCCAGAAGATCCGTGAGGTTGTTGAGCTTGCGACTCGCCTTGCGGACTTCGGGCATCGTCTCTGCAGTCGGCGCAGCCTTCTTTAGCTTTTTGGACTTCTTGCTCATGGTGTTTTGTTACCTAAGGCGTGTTCTGATGGCCGCCCGGTTCGAAGCGCTCACCGTCCAGCCCTTGTTCAAGTGCAGGTCACTCAAAGCCTGCGTCATCGCGTCAACTTGGTCATCGTGAGCACCGGCAGGGAATGCCAAAAGCTCCGGAAGGAACGTGTTCTTGACCCATGGATTCAAATCGGGCGGAGGCAAAAAGACGTTGTGCGCCTCCCACAAAGTCGTGACGCTCGAGGCACGAGCCTCCTTCGACTCCTTCGGCGTGATCGGTATGATCCCTGCAACCTTGTTCTTGAGTTCGCTGATGATGGCGGGGCCGTTCGCCTTGTCTTCGACAAGCTTTCGATGCGCCTTCGGCCACTTCTCAGCCAAAGACTGAAAGGCCGCTCTGGTTTGAACGAAGTCCCATCGGTCACGTACTTGGTCAAGCAGGTAGAAATTGGCACCTTCTCTCGCCCAGACCTGACCGACAACGTAGTCCGAAGAATCGGACTTCTTGAAGGTCATGTCCCACGATATGACAATCTTTTCAAACGATTTCGGCAGGCTCTCTGCCGTCCAGTGCTGAATCCAATCCAGCTTGAAGAGGCCACCACCGCGCGGCACCGGACGCTGTTGCAGCTGACCGGCACAAGCGTAGGAACCCATCGTGCGTTCCATCTCGCGCACCTGCTGCTCACCGAATCGTTCGGGGAAAAGCAGCTCACCATCTTTTGTTCGCGGATCGCGGAAACCGATGGATGTCACGCATCGCCGGTTGCTCTCAAAGCGCATGGGAAGCATCAAATGCTCGTAGCCCAAGTCATTCGCAAGAATGATTCCGCTCGTGTCCCTCTCATGCAGTCTCTGCATGATCACGATGATGGCTGAGTCAGCGTTGTTCACGCGGCTCGGAACGGCTTCAAGAAAAGTGTCCTCTGCCGCCTGCAAAGCCGCTTCTGAAAACGCATCATCAACAGACAGAGGGTCATCGATGATCACACGGTCACCACGCGAACCGGTCAAAGACGTGAAGCTCATGGACTCACGAAATCCGGTCTCCGTGTTTTCGAACTTGCTCTTGGCGTTCTGGTCGCCCGTTAGCTTGACCGGCCATCGCTCCTGAAACCAGTCCGACTGAATCAGTCGTCGGCACTTCATGTTGTCTCGGATAGCCAGAGTCTCTTTGTGAGCCGTTGTCAGGAATCGAAGGTCTGAACGAGCTCCTGGCCCCCATTCCCATGCCGGGAATAGAACTCCCGTTGTAAGAGACTTCATGCAACCGGGCGGAACATTCATCAGCAGTCGCTTGATACGTCCATCGTGGACAGCCTGCAAATGCTCGCAGATGGCATCCAAGCACCAACCCCACTTGAGTTCTGCGGCAGGCTCCAAAACGTGCCACGCCATCTTGCAGAACTCCGCAAAACTGCGCTTCGCAATCTCGCGGTCAAGTTCAATTAGTGTCGGAATTCTTTGTGTTGCCATAGAGCAATTCGCGGGCTTGCTTCAAAGCGTCAAGCGTTGCACCGGAAAGGTCCACTTCTTCCTTGACCTTCACAGCACCGCCGTCGTGGCCCGTCAAGGCAACCTTCTTTCGGTCGCCATAGTTTCGATCGTCTCTGAATGCAGCTTCTCTCGCAAGCTCTTGCATGGCGACCTTTGCACCTTCCACAACCCCCTTCGGGATGTCCATGCCTGACTCGGCCGCGAGCTTTACCTGTTTCATGAGCCAGTCGTTGAGCTTCATTCGTTCAAGATTGAACAGCTCTGCACTGGATTCTCTCGCGCGCACGGAGCGGTCAAGAAACTCTGGATGCTTGCTTTTCCACGCGATCATCGTCTGTCGCGTAGGCATCCCCTTCTTCTTCTCAATTTCTCGCTCACTAAGCCCAGCATCAAGCATCTCAATGATCTTGTCGGCCGTTAGCTTGCTGTATTTAGTGGGGCGCCCCATCTTTTTGGGCGCCTTGGCAGATTTTGTGGCTGTCATGGTTTTCCTCAAAAAGAGTAGGGAACAAAAAAACCGCCCGAAGGCGGCTTATGCAATTTGGAGCGGGTAGCGAGACTCGAACTCGCATCATCAGCTTGGAAGGCTGAGGTAATTCCCTTATACGATACCTGCGAAAAAACCCCGCCGAGACAATGTCCTGACGGGGTTCTGAATCTTTATTTCCGTTTCTTCCGGGCGCGACAAGGGAGCCATCCGGCTCCCTAACCTCAGCATTACCTGGAAATCGAATTTTCTTGAGGCAATTATGAGCTTTTAAAAATTTTTGTCAAGCGCGTTGAGAAACTACCATGCGGGCAATATACCCTGATCGAGAGTCACCTGCTGTATGAGCGAGGTAGTCCAGGCGACGCAGAACACGAGTAGGCAAAGTGATGTTGACACGTTCAGCTTTGTCGGAAATCGCATCCATGCTGAACTCGCACAAAAGCCACAGGCAGTCTTTGTAATCAGGATTGTCCATGTGGTTCTCTACAGAAGTCGGAAGAGGGATGTCATTGCCGGCATCAAGTTCGCATTCCATCCAACCTGCGGCAGCTTCCTTGACAGAATTCTCAAGCTCCGCGATTGAATCCGCTTCAGTGATTACGCCGGGTAAATCAGGAACTTCAGCCGTGTAAACGCCATCAGTGTTCCAAACTGCAACAGGGTACTTCATCAAATTCTCCTCCACTCCCATTTGATGAATGGAGGGAGCTGGTCGCGACTCAACTCCCTCCGATCAACTATCGCTTAAGACTCACCCCGGACTGGCGCTCGATGCTCTTGAGAGTAGTAATAGCCATGTCTTTTCGAGGATGTGGCACTGTGACGTGACCTTTCTTCGTAGGATGAGTGAAGATGTGATGGCTCCCCTTTACGCGGTCAAGAACCCATCCATCTGCCTTAAGCGTGTCGATCACTTCTTGACTGGTCATTGGAATTCCTTGAAGTTGATCGATCGGTGTGTATTATACACACTACTCAGAAGCAGACAACCTTTTGGCAGCATCCTTCTCGATCAAATTGAAGATCATGTATTTGGCCATGGTCAGAAGCTGTCCATACTCGCTGACGCCAATGCGCAGTTTTCTGCAAGCAATATGAATCGGGACGTACGGATAGCAGTAGTGGGCAACCAAAACCTCTTTGGCCTTCCCGTATCGATAAGGGCGACTCGGCAAAGACTGCCAAGCTCGATTCACAACAACAGCGTCAAAGATGTCAATCGGCTCTATCACAGGGGGTTCTTCAGGAGCTTTTTTCGGTGCCTCCGGATCATCTTCACCATAAAGCTGCATCATTCGCCAAAGAAGTGTTGACCCATACAGATTGGGTCGGTCAGCCGCCCACCTCCCCCAGTTACGGAGGCGGTCGTTAAGAATGTCTTCATCACTTTTCGAAAGCATCGGTGTCTCCTCAAAACTGATGCACATCCCAGCCACCGCCGGATTTCTTTGCTCGTGGGAAAACAACTTTCACAGGGAATGGGTAGTGCGTGGCGGCACTTTTTGTTTTGACCTTCGCGTCATCGGCAAAGATTCTTGGCGATCCCTTGACCTCGTGGAGCTCCAGCGTCCCATCCGGCATAAGAACGAGAAAATCCGGCGTATACCAGCAGGCATCTTCTGCGATCTTTAGCTTCAACGATTCAAACCAGTAGCTCATGACACGACCTGCGTGTTTCTCATTCTCAAGCCAGGCGGCATAGGCTTTTTCGGTCTTATTCATCTGACCGGGCTTGAGCCTGCCCTTCGCGTATAGCCGGGCTTTGGCGATAGCTGCCGCGTAGCCTTCAGCGAACATTTGCTTCTGCCTCCTTCTTTCGGCGTTCCTCCTCAAGACGTCGTTTGCGCTCGTTCATTCCCAAAACGAACGCCTGTGTGAAGACGCTGACTTCTTCACCGGAGCGCATCGTCTCTGTGTATTGCTTGCATCGTTCACCGTTGAGACCGGCTTGGTAGCCCTTTCTTTTGATCTCTTCGAGTCTGTCGTGTCTGGTCATACATTCCCTCTTTGGCTTACTCTTTCTTCAAAGATGCGTTTGCGGATTGCTTCCGACCGCTCTTTTTCAAGTCTCTTGGCCTCTTCGCTCATGTGGTTCATGAACCATGCACGTCTAGCACTGTCAACAAACTTTTCTTCCGTTTGCCAACCTACGCGGTGCTGCTCGTCTGCGTGCATCAAGACTTTGCATTCGCAACCGCCGAAACGACCGGAGGCTTGCGCCTCATAAACACAAGTCGAAACCATCGACTCATACGAATGCATGAAGATTCGATCCACGATGATGTCGTGCCCATCGATACGAACGAGCATCCTCTGGTATTTCACGAGCCATGAATGATCCTGAACAACGACGTCATCAAGGCTGTCGTAAGTCTTTCTCTCCAACTCCATCATTCGTCTCCTAAAATTCGTCCTCTTCCTTTTGGATGGCCGCAGCAAGGCGCTGGATTCCCTGCCGATGAAGCTCGTTAACCTTGTCGTTGATGAACGGAACAACAAACTGTCGACGTAGGAAAACGAGCGCTTGCGAAGGCGTCATCGCTTCGGTCATGGTCTGAGTCTCTTCGGCTTCCATCGATTCCAATTCCGATGCCCTCTCCCGGAGCGCCTCAAGGGAATACTTCTTGGCTTCTTCCTCAAGAGTTCGTCGCTCCATCTCATCAGCAAAGAGCGGATACTTTTCCTCCACGGTTTTGCGAAGCTTCTTGCGGCGCATCGCCAACAGCGATTCAGGCGATACCTTTCGGCGTTTCATTGCGCCTGGACGCCAACCTAGGCAATAACCATGTGTCGCAAGCTTGGATTCGGCATAGACACGCTTCAGCGTCTTTAGACCTATGGAGTCTTGTGCGTCGCAAGAGCAAAGCACCTCCGGCAGTCCTTCAGGCAGCACCTCATGCATCGCGTCAGCCTTCTGCTTACACCAGCAAACGTCGTAGTACCCAGCCTGATTCATGCGGCCTCCTTTCGTCTTTGACGGCGCTCGCGTCGGCGATCAATTGGGTAGTAATCAGCAATCTCTTGGCTTTCCTTTTTCGCTTTCCGTCTGGAATATCCATCATCGATCACGTATGCCCAGCCAGCCACGCTTTTGGCAGGAATCCACATTTCGCCCCATTCACCAAAGTCATCCCACAGAAACGCACCTTTGTGATTGACGACGAGGTATCCCTTACGTTGTCTCATTTCGCCACGTCGATAGAAACAGATAAAAATCACTCGTCCGTTGTGCGCTTTTCTGATAGACGTGCGGGTTCGCACCCGAGAAAAACGGAACTCAAACGGCGCGTACTCTTCAGACCGATACGGGAACTTTCTGCGGGCGATCTTCATGCGGCCTCCCCGAAAACATCACTCATCAAAGGAGCCTTACGGTGCGATTCACCCAGGAATTGCATGGCGTAGCTCTTGCCATTGATGCGGTCCATGATTCGATCACCAAGCACTTCAGCGAGAGCCTTCGGCATCAGATTGGTGAGGAAAATGGTCGGACGATTTTCGGAGAGCCGGCCATCGATGATCTGGAAGAGGATCGACTGCTCGTTTGAGGTTCCAGATTGGATGCCGATCTCATCAAGCACCAGAAGGTCTAGGTCAATGAAGCGGCGCTTTGCCGCGTGTTCGCTCTCCTCAGCGTCAGCTCTCCACTGGGAGCGGACGAACGAGATCACGTCAGGCACACGGACGTATAGCGCGGTGATTCCCGGCAGCAGGCTTCGGATGATGGAGCACGCGAGGTGGCTCTTTCCGGTGCCGGGGTTTCCGAACATCAGCAGGCTGTAACCGTTCTCGCGTACCTTCTTCCAGTTGTCTGAGTAACGGCGACACAGACTGAGGTTACGCTGCTGATTCTCAGTCGATGCGATGAACGAGTCAAAGGTCTTGTCTTTGAAATCGTCAGGAATGCAAGCTCTGCCGATGGCGTCCTGCAAGCGACGGGTTTCAGCCTCAGCCTTCGCGCGACGAAGCTCTTCCTCGCGTTTTTGGGCGTCTTTGATCTGACGAATTTTCAGGCACTCCGGGCAGGGGCCATCGCAGACTTTTTCTCCACCGACGAGAATCACACGGCCAAGATACTGACCGTGCAGCGGGCAATCACGCACCTCGTCATGCCAGCGCATACCGCTGACAATCTGAGAGTTGAGAACCGTGCCGATTTTTTGAGGTACTTGCATGTCATTCCTTCCAGTTCAAAGATCCGTCAGGGTTGAAGGGGTTTTCTTTGGTGTAGTACGCCTCATCGAAGCGCAGGTGCGGGTTAAGGTGGTCGGGTAAGGGTGATGTACCCCCAGCCCTGTTTCGAGCAATGGCACCCCCTTCTCGGTTGTCGTAGCGGCCTCCGAGGACAAACTCGAACTTCTCGCGCTGCATGAGCCATGGAAAATCCGCTTTGAAACCGTTGACGAGTCCCTTGAGGTAGTCGCTGTGTGCAACGCGGTCAAAAAGGGTTCCGAAAGCCTCAAGCGTTTCTTCCTCCGTCTTTGCGCCGGTGTATTCCTGCATTTCGTGCCAGCGCCTGCGGATGTCATCCTTGCGCTTGTCTGTAAGCCTGGCGGCGGCAAGAGCGGGCGTGCACTTGGCGTTGTAGAGGTCCACAACCTTCTGGTACGGAACGGGAGGGTTGCGCTTGGCAGAGTTCGGGGCCACCTTGGGCGCAGGGTCGGTTTCCAAGTCGGTCAAGGGTTTTGACTCGGTTTGCTCGTTTTTGGGCGCAGGGGTTCGGCCCACCGTTGCCGCGGCTTCACCCCTTGCGCTGACAGAGGTTTCAGCGGGATGTGCGTCGCTTTGTTCCGCCAAGTTGTGCCGCGGCTCTTCGATGGAGTCAAAAAGGTCCGTCTGGTTTTCTTCAACCGACTCGCTCGCGTTCGCGTTAGCGGACGAGAGAGTTTCGTTAGAAACTCTCGAAGATATATCTTGTTCTTGTTCCTGTTCTTGTTCTTGGCTTGGGAGGGCCTTGCAAGGGGCTTCAGAGCGGCTTGTAAGACCTTCGCATTCCGAGATCATTTTTTCGACTTCTTGCTCATCGAAACCCAGAGCAAAATCTTCGTTGTATCTGGCGATAAACCGCGCCCGCATTGGGTTTGGCATGTTTTCAACAGTCTTGCGAAGCCCCTTCGAACGGTTGTCGCTGGGCTTCAATTTGGGCGCGATTTGCCAACGAGCCATCTCTTTGACGAAGACGTACTCGCTTTCGAAGTCATAGACGCAAAATCCGAGCTCTTGAAGGGTCAATAACGCCTTTTTTACCCCTTCAAAGCCCCTATCAAGGGGTGTTAAAGCCCCTTTTGAGGGGGTAGAAAGCCCCTTAGAAGGGTACGCAGGGGGCTCGCAGGGGGCTCCAACATCGTTCAGGATGGTCGCCACCGGGCAATAAAAAACGCCGGTCATATCGGCCATGGGAGCTGTAAGCAGATACATTGCTACCCGCTGTGCATCAGGCAATTTTCTGAGCTTGCGACCTGTCTCGCCTATCCAGAAGCGAGGGCTAACCATTCCGTAGTCACGCATGCCTACTCCCAGGATGAAAACATGTTGTTCAAGAGGTGCGGAGGCAAGCGAAGCAATGTGGATGCCTGCTTGACGCGACTGGCTGGAATTTCTCCCAATTTGCACCAGTGGTAGACCGTTTGGCGCTTTACGCCCATCAGCCTAGCTAGCTTTGACACGCGATTGCGTTCAGGGCCTCCAATTGCGCACAGGGCCAAGGCAACTCCTGACAGCTTTTTGTCATGTGTGTTTAGGTTTGTCATTACATTGGTCAATGTTAAACGGTTTGACTAATTTTATTTTACATAGGAAAATTATCAACGACAAATCCGACTTCCGGGCTCCACATCAACATAGTCAAAATCTCTTTTACACTGGAGGAAAGACCAGAAAGGAGCCAACAACCATGACGGAAAGCATCCTTGGCAGCTTAATGAAGGCCAAAAATGTGACTCAGGTTCAATTAGCAAAGGAACTGGGTGTGTCTCGCCAAACCGTTGCAAGATGGGTAGCTGGTTACCCGATAAGCGAGAAAAACATCAAAAAACTAGCTGAGTTCTTCGACGTGCCAGAAGAAGTCATCAGGTACGGCAAAAAAGAAGCTTCTTCCTGTGTGTCTATTTATGATGAAGAAGACTTGCCGCCTGATGATGTTGTGGTCATCAAGGAATACAAACTCACATTTGGCGCTCACTCCGACGGCGTGATCGCAGAGCCGGAATGGGTGCTTGACGAAGAGGGTGAGGAGTATTGGTACAAGCGCTCGTTCTTCCAAGAGCGGCACCTTAATCCTAATCGATGCAAGCGTGCATCCGTGCATGGTGACAGCATGGAGCCGACCATCTGTGACCGAGACAAGATCATGTTCTACGAGGAACTCGACCCGCGTCCTGGTTGTGTCATCATTGCCGACGGACAGATCTACACAATGTCTATTGACGGCCTCCTGAAGATCAAGAGACTGTCCAGAACCAAAGATGGAATCATCGTGAGATCTGACAATTCCGAGCTATATCCACCTGAAATCTTCACACGAGAAGACGTTGACAGACTTCGCATCTTTGGTCGCGTGATCGAAATCAACAGAACACTCCTGCGATAAAAGCTCTTAGCCAAGAAAACCGCCCTTCGGGGCGGTTTTTTTGTGCCATAAAACGCGACACCTGCCTAGAAAAGTCAAAGCGTTTTTAACAAATGTCAAGAATTCCGCAAATTCCCATGTCAAATCGCATTTGACATTTAAAATTTAACAACGTATCATTTGACGTGACAGCAAACGATACAAACGTCAAACTGAACGTTACACAACATTTTGCGTTGCAGGAACCCTAAATGACACTCGCCCTTCGCATGCTACTCAGGATCAAGACGAAAAAATGGGATGCCGGTGCATCCCAAGATCCTCTGGTCGCCAAGCTCATGCGCGACGAGTGGAACGGCGATCAGTTGTACCTGCCGCACACCAGACGGTGCTCCCTTTTTCAGTGGCGTTACGGCGGCATGAAAGACGGAGAGCCGGAACCGAAATGCACGTGCGGAACTACTTCCCTCGCTCAATCTCGGTTGCTCGAATTTTTCCTTCTTCGCCTGAAATGTAGGGTCGCTCAGATTCGGGAACTGGTCCGAGATCGACAACATCTGAAAGCTCTTCTACCGGAACTAATCGGGAGCGAACGAAAGCGAATCCTTTGGGCGTTTCGCCAAAGATATTTAGCACCATACGAGCGCCTTTGGTGGATGAACCCGGTGGAGGCGCCTCCTCTGGAAATGCGACAACAGATGTTTCGCAAAGCTTCAACCGGACAAGACGCAGATGGTTCTGAGACTCATTGAGTAACTGAAGTTCTCTATCTGAAAGCACTTTTTCCTCCGTGAGGTGATTAGGAAAAGTCGGAAATTGCAGACTCCCCGACCCTCCAATCATCTCACGGGACCAACACCAAAGGCCAAAAAAATGACAACCCTCAACCTCGCACCCCTTACCGAAGAACAAAAAGACGCCTTCATCGAAGGCTGGGAAAACGCCGGCGGATTTATGGGCGACCTCGAGACTCCCAACCCGTGGTGCTGCCCCTGGGACTGGACAGACGAAATCGAAGTCGAAGGCGAGACGCTCGAAGAGATGGGCGCCGACTGGTGGCGCCAGAACAAGGCCGAAATCGAAGCCTTGATCGCTGAAGAAAAGGCCGATGCCGAGTAAGGAGAGCGAGATGTCAGACCTGAACCTCACGATGCGCGACGTTGCTGCTCTTCTGGCCAAGCGGTGTATGGCCATTGTCGAAGCCAAGTCCCTCGGCCCGCAGAAGTGCCAGCGACTCATCGAAGACGTGCAGCAGTTTTCCGCTGCTTTGGTGAGCCTCCTCAACAAAGAGATCGAAAACGTCCAACCGCAGGAGTCCAAGAAATGCTGAACAGATTCAAAGACTGGCTCATGCAAGACATCGAAGGCGACTCCCGCCTGGGTCTCATTGTGGCGACGCTGACGATCGTCGGATGCGGGCTGTTTCTAGCCTTTCTGACGGAGCTGCCGCCACTGCCCTGACATCAAAAGAAGGCAATGCCTTCTGCCTACTGCCCGGAATCTTCCACCTACGCCACTGAATCGTTAGGGGTCTCCGCCCGGGCAGTAGACAAAAGGCTTTGAGAGTCCTTCTGACTGACGCTGCACCCTTCATCAAACGAACGCAATGTGCCGCTTCATCAGCGACTGCGGCGTCAGTCAAAAGGGTTTGCGAATCCTTCTTTCTGCTACCGACGTTCTTCTATCCAGTAATGAAATCGTATGCACACACCCTCGCGTAGGTAGCAGAAAAAAGGGTTTGACAGCCCCTCTAGTTCTTCCCTGTTTGCTGCCGTGGGGCATAACGGCGGCCAGAGCGGACGGGTAACCCCCGGACGTACGCGCAGAGGCCCTGAGAGCCATAAGCCCGTGAAACAGAGTCCATTTGACTGCGGTGCTGCGCTGACTGACTGAAGCCTGAACCCGTGACAAATTTTCACGGCTTTTCAGGCTTCCCTGGCCATCAGGCATGGCCGTTTGGTGCTTACCTCCGGAATCCACAACACATCGAGCACTGAGCGGCCATACCTGATTGCCACAACTTCACAGAAAAGGACACCCAATGACTCGTGACGAAATTGAAAAGACCAAAGAAGAGGCTCTCGAAGAAGTTGACAACATCTTCTGGGGACTTCGCGGCCTGAATCGAAACAACACCACGATCTACAGAGCCGCTACCGATCTAAAGGAAGCCTCTGATCGACTTTTCGAGCTTGACAGTCGGCTCGAAGAGCTTGATGAGGAAGAGCCGGAGGATGAAAGTGACAGCTACGAATAACAACGATCTTAAGAAAGACGCCAAAGAACACATTATTCTGACCTACAAATTTCTGAACGCTCTCCTAGAGAACCTACCTACGGAAGAGACTTCAAAGGCAATTGCTTCAGCGTTGGAAAAAGGTCATCTCACAGAAGCCGAGCTGGTCAAGCTCCACAACTTGACCAATAAGCTACCCCTTTAACGAGGCCGTTATCCTTGCCAGCGCATCCGGTCACTCGCCAAAGTCTCCCGGACACGCCAGCACAAGTGGCCTCACCCTTTTCTCTCCCGTCCGCTCGTTTTTTTTGGCTGTTAGATGTTTGGGTGCGAGCGGGCGGGAGAGATCAAACTCGGAAAAAACCGCCAAAAGTCATCCAGACACTCGAACATAATTCTTTCCATCGACCCCGCACGCTTAGCCTTTGCAGAGTATGCCGCGGCACTGCGCAAGCCAACGCAGACTCGTTGACCAAAGTGATGCGCAACCGGCGGGGTCTTCTTATGCGCCCTATCCCAGTACGACCGCTCCCTAATGAAGAGCGCAAGGAAAGGTTGGGCTTGTCACAGCGCTTCTAGCGCTTGTTTTGCTGTGGCCCCTGCCTCCTTTCGGAGGTGGGGGCTTCCCCTTTCCGCCCTGTCAAGGTTCCTACTTCTGCAAACTCCCCCTTCTGCACGCACTGATCCCCAAGCTCTCAGACGCGCAGTTTTCCTTGACAGGGCTTTTTTCTTATAAGGCTCTCGAAATGGACATCGCAATGGAGAAGTGGAATCGAGGCCGACAGCTGAGAGATTCCATGAAAAAAACCGACGCAATCATCAAAAAGGTCAAGTTTTACGCCTTGTGTTCAATCGGCATAGGTAGCGGATTCGCTCTCATAACATGGGCCGTGTACCGAATTCTTACGGTTGACCTCGGTTAACCACATCAACATCAATTCGGCCACTCTTTCAAGGGTGGCTTTCTTTTTTGGAGAATCCCATGACTTACGCAGTTATCAATCCGGAGTCGGTAGGCCGCGCAGCACGCGATATGAGCCGCCTTTCGAAAGAGATCATCGAACTCTCGCTGGAGGCCGCAAACGGCTTGGCCGCTCCCCACGACGGCATTCGAATCGAAGAAGCCGCCATCGAGTTCAAGGACCTGGCAGACCGTTGCTCCGCCTACGTCAAGGCCGTTCTGAAGCAGGCCGCCGACAAAGCTAAGGCTGAAGCTGAAAAGGCAACCAAAGCGGCCGCCAAGAAAAAGGCCGCAAAAGCCGAAGAACCCAAGGCTGATGAAGCCAAGTAACAACTACCCAGATGGCCCGCTTCTCAAGTGGGCCTTTTCTTTACCAATAACCCAAACACAAAATGACACAAGACAGAATCGAATGGCTCAAGGGCCGACAGCAAGGCATTGGCGGTAGCGACGTTGCCGCTATTTTCGGTCTTTCCCGCTACCGCACCCCGCTTGACGTTTACTTCTCCAAAACGGACGAAGATGTCGATGACTCGCAATCGCAAGCCGCCTACTGGGGCTCACAACTCGAAGATCTGGTTGCAAAGGAATTCCAAAAGCGCACCGGCATGAAGGTGCAGCGAGTCAACAAACAGCTCTGCAACCCCAAAGAACCGTGGATGATGGCAAACATCGACCGCGCCGTAGTCAATCCTGAAATTTCCGGCAATGTGCGCGTGCTCGACGAAGCCAAACAAGCCGAAACAGGACGGATGCTCACGACTGACGCCATCCTCGAATGTAAGACGGCTTCGGCCTTCATTGCGGGCGCATGGGGCGACACGCAGGAATACGAAATCATCCGCGGCGAAATCGTCACAGAGCACGTCATTCCCGAATACTACGAGACGCAGGTGCAGTGGTACATGGGCATCACGGGAGCAAAGATTTGCTACGTGGCCGCGCTTCTCGGCGGACAAGATTTCCGCATCTACGCTGTGCCTCGAAATGATGAGCTGATCTCGGTTCTGCAAGACAAGTGCCGCGAGTTCTGGACAACCTACGTCGTCCCTCGCGTGACGCCCGACCCGGTCACGATTGCCGACGCCTACAAGCTCTGGCCGCGCGACACAGACGGCATGGTTGAGGCCTCCCCTGACGATGCCGTGAACATCGGCGAAATACTGAACCTCGACGCTCAAATCAAAGAACTGACCGAGCAAAAAGAAGAGCTTAAAACCAAGCTGATCATCAGCCTGAAGGACGCTCAGGGGTTCTTGATTAACGGCAAGAAAGCACTCTCGTACAAGGCCCAGAGCACAACCCGAATTGACTCGACTCGGCTCAAGAAAGAATCGCCCGAAACCTATCTTCAATTCTGCAAGACAAGCGAAAGCCGAACCTTCCGACTCGCCTATTAACCCAAACACAAAAAGGCACAAAACATGAGTACCACTACCGAACTTCTGAAGAAGGTCGCACCCGCAAAAGCGCGCGCGTCCGCGGTTGCTGAAACAACCAAACCGAACACTCTGGTTTCTCTTCTTCGCTCTCCTAAAGTTCAGGCTCAGATGGCTATGGCTCTGCCTAAGAGCTTGACGGCTGACCGTTTGACTCGAATCATCATCACAGAGTGTCGAAAGACGCCGGCATTGCTGAACTGTTCCCAAGAGAGCTTCCTGGGATCGGTTCTTCAGTGTGCTCAGCTCGGTCTTGAACCTGGCAGCGCCTTGGGACACTGCTACCTGTTACCGTATGGCAAAACTTGCCAGTTGATCATTGGCTATCGCGGCATGATCGATCTCGCTCGCCGATCCGGTCAAATCGCGTCCATCAACGCGTACTGCGTTCATGAGGCAGATGAGTTCAATTACGAACTTGGTCTGCACCCCGACATTAAGCACAAACCTTCGCCTATGGCCGACAGAGGTGCCATCACCTACGTCTACGCTGTGGCGGTGTTGATGGGCGGTGGCGTGCAGTTCGAAGTCATGAGTCGTGCAGAAATCGAAGCAGTTCGCAAAGAGTCAAAGGCCAGCAAGAATGGCCCATGGGTCACGCATTGGTCAGAAATGGCTCGCAAGACGGTTGTGCGTAAGCTCTTCAAGTATCTTCCTGTGAGCATCGAGGCCGTGCGCGCTGTGGAAATTGATGAACGGTCTGACAGAGGTGAAGCCCTCACAGAAAACGACTTCATTGATGCAGCTTTCACAGATAAAGGCGTAGAGATTCAGCCCGTTGTTTCTCCAGTTGAAGAACGGCCAACTCAGACCTCGACAGCTCCGGCATCTACAACTGCCGCACCTGAACCGACTCCGGCAACTCCCAAGGACATCCCGCCCGAGCTGGACGAATGGCGTGACGCCTACGTCAACGCCCAGAACGCCAATCAACACTGATCTCATGGCCGCCTAGCGCGGCCTTTTTTCTTATGACATTCGAAGAACTTTTGGAAAAGGTCAAAACCGCTAAGAACTTGCGCAGAGTGATCCAAGACAGCGGCTCGACATACATCCGTGAAAGCTTTGCCTCTGACGAATACATCTTCGGATGGGTTGTCAAACACCCAGCAAAAGGTTTTGAAGAAAACTCTCGCCAGATCGGAGCTTCAGTATCACCGTTTGACAAGCCTGAAGAGATTCAAACCGTAATGCTGATGCCCAATGAGTTGTTCATGTTCCGCGAAGCTCTGGCAATGCATGCCGACTTTTACGAAGAAGATGAGGTGCAACCGTGAAAGACCTTCTCTACTTGCTCGGAGCGCTCGGATTCGTCGCTTTTCTGATGATCGTGATGATCGGCGTTGTCGGAGCCAGCTTCAAGTTCTGGATTGATCTTTTTGCATAAAAAAGTGAGGTGAGGACGCAATGAAATACGAACTAAAAGACCGCACTTTTCACATGCAACTCGACAGTCTTTCGGAAGGTGATTTCAGCAAGCAACTCAATGCCAAGATGCTTGAAGGAGCAACGAACGATCCGTTTACCGTTCGCTTCGGAAAGCTTGTTGGTAGCAATCTCAAGCGCTTTGAGATCGCATTCCAACTAGAAGAGATTCTCATCCATGAAGAGTACAACGCCAATCAGTGGAATTCGTATCCGAAGGTGATACCTCCCAACAATGTGCCGTTGCGACTCGAAATCAGAAAGTCAAGCAACTACCACGAGGTAGTGCTTCGCAGGTGCGCCTACTACTCAGGTGGTTATTGGTGCAACGAAGAAGGACGCTTGTACAACATCGGTGACGAAGATGATGTGCAGTTCACATCGTGGGAGTAAGCAATGACTAAGTACAGACTCAAAGACCAAGAGCTTCAGAAGAAGCTCGACGAGATCACCGACGGCGATTTCTCGGAATGTCTCGAAAAAGGAGCCGTGGACCAATTTTGTAGAGTAGGTTCCATCGGGGTAACGTGCGGACGCTTTGGTTGCAATGGTCACCCTCGCCTAAAGATTGATTTCTACCTGCACGAATACGAAGAACTCAAAGAGTACAACCCAAACGATTGGAATTCATATCCAGACGTGACGCCACCGGAAGGCGTGCTGATGCGCGTTGAGACGACAACTGGCAGCAAGTTCTGTGGGTACTACCATACATTCGCAGAAGGTGGATGCTGGTGCTACCAAGACGGAACGGTTTGCCCTGAAGCAACTTCGAAATCCGTCAAGCGTTTCCGCCCGTGGGAGTGAACCATGAGTTTCGGTTGGATTGTGGTCCTGATTCTCGGCATGTTCTACATCGGCATTGTTATTCCAAACCAACAGCATTTGAAGGCTATTGATCGCGTGCTCACGACAGTAGATAAGGCGATTGACGCCGGACTTATGACAAAAGAAGAGTTCGACGAATCCATGAAGGAAATCGCCAAAGGGATTGGTGCGGCCGACAAGGTTGAGTCAAAGGATTAAGCCATGCTGCGATACCCCGAACAATACAGAGTTCAGTCCGTATATGGTCTGAACTCTTTTTTTGTCCCGTTCAACGGAAAAACTCTAGCTGTCTGCGCTTCAGTAGATACCGATGACAAGGGAATCAAATGGGAGCATGTAAGCGTTGGTCTCAAAAATCGTTTGCCTACATGTGCCGAGTTGCAGTTCGTGAAGATGCTCTTTTGGGACCCTGAAGACGAAGTTATTCAGTTCTTCATGCCCCAGTCCAAGTGCGTCAAGTTGTACAACAACTGCGTTCACCTCTGGAGACCAATAAACATCAAGCTTCCGTGGGAATAGCAACATGTGTGAAAGTTTAATTTGGCATCCTGTCAGCATTCGCGAGGCCTCTAAAGAAGAGTTTCGTGAACAAGTCGCACAAAACCTACCTGAACCTGGTGTGGTGCGAGTCGGCAAATGGCCCGAACCTGACATGGTCTACCTTGTGACCTTAACCAATGGCGAGGTAGATGTTGATGAGTTTGACATAGATGGCGGCAATGACTGGTTTTATTACGACAGCGGCTGTGTAAAAGCTTGGATGCGATTTCCTCTGTTTTCGCCAGAAGACAGAAGCAATCCTTTCTGGCACCTCTGCGAAGAGTGCTGCCCTACGGAGAATCGAGATTTTCTCGTTTATGACATTGACGGCAAATACGCGGTTCTTCCTTTCGATGTTCAAAAAAAGGCATTCATGGCGGCACCATGCGCACCACTCGAAACCACTGTTGCGTTTGCGGAACTGCCTGAGCCGTACAAGGAAGGAAATTAAACCATGCGAAAAAGAAAACTTCTTCCGATATGGGGAGGGGAGGATTGCTCTGTAATTGGCTTCAGGTTTGTTGAAGATGTTGACGTTTTGAAGAGAAAGACTCTTTACCCACCTACGGATAACGAAATGCTCACGCTTAAATGCCTTGCGAACGGAATGGAGCCGAAAGATCTTGTCTCACATTTTGGCGTGACTCGCGCAAGAGTTGATCAGTACATCCATGGGCTAAGACGAAAGATGGGGGGAGCCAAAACAAACGCACAAGCGGTAGCAATTGCGTTTTCGTTAGGTTGGCTCACATTGGAAGACATAGAGACCCCTGATTCGGATGGCTTTTCTTAAAGCAACCTCTTCGGCCGCCCGCCGGTTCCTCCCGCAGGCTTTTCCAGCCGGTGCGCGGCCACCGAAGCTTTTCACCTTGCCGTGCCGCACCCTGACTTCGGGGATGGCGTTTTATCGTGTTGCGCCAGCGGCGCGGCAAGATGCAAGGTTTTGACTTTTAAAGAGATAAAAATGCCCTACGGAAAATGCCGAAACTGCATTTATTGCAGAACCCGCAAGGGAGTCACTTTTGATGAAATAGTGAGAGCATTGCAATGCCGCTTTTCAGTTCACGAAGAACAAGTTGAGGTTCTGAAAGAACACTATGGGAATTCCATATATTGCCGCCGAAAAACTCCAATACACATAGAACGCGTGGAAGGTTTTCCATACCTTGAAATGAAAAGAGTCGCGCTTGGTGAACTCGGATGCGGAGAGTTCGAACTAGACCCCGACGCATTACTTGACGAATATGAACAGCAACAATGAGCCGCCTCCGGGCGGCTTTTTTATGCCCCAAACCATGAAACAAAACCTCATTTACATCGTCATTGCCGTTGCAATCGTGATGATCTTCGGCATCTACACCTGGATTGTTCCTTGGCTGCTGTCCAAAGACAGCATTGCCGCCATCATCGTAGCTCTGGTGCTTTGCTTGACGCCTGTCGTTGCTGTGGCCTGCTACTTCCTCGAATCGTTTAAGGACTAACACAATGTTCCGATATCACTCTTCGTTTTCAGACAAATTCACAGGCAAGGGAGCCCTGATTGCCTACGGCGTCGGTGCTGCCGCAATCGTGGCCGCGGGCTTCCTGGCTATGTCCATCGAAACCATTCAAGCCGGGTATGTCGGCGTTCGCGTCAATCTCTACGCCGACAAAGGTGTCAATAATGAGGTGGTAGGCACCGGTCGATACTTCGTCGGCATTAATGAGAAGCTCTACGCCTTCCCAACCTTCAATCAGCTCCGCTCTTACGACGAACAATTCAGCTTTCAGACATCAGACGCCATGGATGTGTTTGCCAATGTGGGCGTCGAGTACAACATTGATCCTGCAAAGGCCGCTCTGATCTTTGAAACTTACCGCAAGGGCATTGAAGAGATCACCAACATCAATCTTCGACAGTACATCTCTGATGCGCTGATCAAGCACGCTTCCACCATGGACATCAACGCTCTCACGCAGGGCGGCAAAACCACACTTTTGGAAAGCGTCACGAAAGAACTGCGATCCAAGCTAGATCCTGTTGGCATTCGCATCATCAAGCTTTCCTGGACCGGTGACTTGAACTATCCGCAGCAAGTCAAAGACAGCATCAATGCAAAGATCGAAGCCACCCAGCGCGCACTGCTCCGTGAAAACGAGGTAGCTCAGTCCAAGGCAGAAGCCGAGAAGCTTCGCGTAGCCGCTCAAGGCGAAGCAGACGCGCGCCTGACACGAGCCCGCGCAGAAGCCGAAGCCATCGCAATCAAGGCTAAGGCACTACGAGACAACCCGGACGTACTCAAGCTCAACGCCATTGAAAAGTGGGACGGCAAGCTTCCCGTGTACTCAGCCGGCGGAGCACCGACACCGTTCCTGCCAATCAAATAACAATCGAGAGCCTCCAACAATTGGAGGCTTTTTTTATGGCTTACGTAGAACATCAAATGACAGAACCCCCTGAGTCGAAATGCGATCGAGTTAACGCATTGAAACTCGGGGTTGCTATGTACCTCTCGGAAAAAGGTTATTTCCCGTTTTTTGAGGTCCAGCTAGATACAAATCGGCACCTGCGGGCTGACATCTACGCGATAAACAACAAGTTCGAATCGATCATTGTTGAGGTGAAATCTTCAATTGATGATTTTGTGTATGACAGCAAGTGGCAAGCATATTTGCCCTACTGCTCAAAGTTCTTCTTTGCTGCGGACGAAGAAACCATTGCCTACATAAATGGCTCTTATGATCTCCCCGAAATGGGATTTTTGACACTCAGATCATGGAACGACATCTCGCCTTACCACGTAGTCGAACTCAAGCCCGCTGAGAAGCACACCTTCGGCGTTTTTGCCGATCCTAAATTCCTGCTTCGCCTTGTGAAATCAAACTGTTTGTTCCTAAAAGGCTTCTACAAAGGAATTCGCAAGGTCGACAAGACACTCGTTTCTGACAAGTACGACCAGACTCAGAAACTTACGATATCCCCACTGCTAGATAAATAAGAGAAAAATGGAAGTACAAATTTCACTCAACAAATACGAAGCCAAGAAGCTCCTAGATGCGCTTGATTGCTTCAGAGAAAACTGGGCTTTCAGCTATTGGGATGGATTAACGGCCAACACACTAACCAACAGAATCGTTGACGCATTCAAGGAAGAAGGCGTTGACCTTGAGGCTGATGACGAAGAGGATGACGAATGAGCTTAGATTCACCCCCCCCGTTCTCGACCCTTGCTGCGGCAGCCGAAAGTTCTACTTCGACAAGTCTGCACCCTATGTGCTCTACGGAGATGTGCGGGATGAAAGTTACGTCCAGTGCGACGGGCGCATCCTAGAAGTGCATCCTGACATGCAGATGGATGTGACCGACCTTCCTTTTGGAGACGAAAGCTTCGCGCTAGTCGTCTTCGACCCGCCTCATCTCAAGTACGCGGGAGAGCGCTCCTATATGCGACAATCCTACGGGGTTCTTCCAGAAGGCGACCCGCTCGCCTTCCTGCAACGAGGGTTCCGCGAGTGTTGGCGCGTTCTGAGATCTGAAGGCACGCTGATCTTCAAGTGGAATGACAATCAGGTGCCGCTTCATACCGTCTTAGCAGTCTTCGGACAGCGTCCACTCTTTGGTAACCGCAAGCCTGGAGGCAAAAAGGGTGAAACCTTCTGGATGGTCTTCTTCAAAACCAAAAATCAATGAGAACCCTGTATGAAAATTTCTGAACTAATTGCAGAACTCGAAGAGCTGCAAAAAGAACATGGTGATTTAGAGGTTCGCGCGTACAACGATGAAATGGATTCATATGACGACGTTAATGGCCTCGGAATAGAAACCAAACTTGGAATCGACCTTTTTACAGGTAAGAAGATTTTCACTGATGAATTTGTAGCCATCAATTGAAATGCCACTAGCCGCCCCGAGCGGCTTTTTTATTGTCCTATGAAAATCCGATTCGGCTCTGTGTGCTCGGGCATCGAGGCAGCCAGTGTCGCCTGGAACCCGCTTGGATGGGAAGCCGCCTGGTTCTCGGAAATCGAGCCTTTCCCGTGCGCCGTCTTAGCGCATCGCTTCCCAAATGTACCCAATTACGGCGATATGACCACGCTCCCGCAACGCATTCTGAGCGGAGAGATCGAAGCTCCCGACCTCCTCTGTGGCGGAACACCATGCCAAGCCTTTTCAGTCGCGGGGAAACGCCGCTCTCTGGACGATGCCAGAGGCAACCTCTCCCTTGTCTTTTGTCAAATTGCCGATGCCATTCATTCAGCTCGAACTCAACTTGGAAAACACTCCCCAATCGTCTTCTGGGAAAACGTCCCAGGAGTGCTCAACACAAAAGACAACGCCTTCGGGTGTTTCTTGGCGGAGCTTGTTGGAGCAGACTCTCCCCTTTCGTCCGGCTCAGTCCGATGGCCGTGTGCAGGTTTGGTTGCCGGACCCAAAAGAAAAGTCGCGTGGCGCGTACTCTCCGCTGAACATTTCGGAGTGCCCCAACGACGCCGCCGCGTCTTCGTTGTCGCAAGTCCTGTTGAAGGGGGGGGGGCAGTCGATCCCGCAAAGGTACTTTTTGAGCGCCAAGGCTTGCTTGGGCATTCTTCGCAGAGCGATGAGCCGCGGGAAACAGCTACCGCCTTTGCTCAAAGCAGCTTTGGAGCGTACCGCGATGCAAGCCGAGCCGCAGGCACTCTGACAGCATCAGGCGGAGACATGGGGGGGGGGCAGTGAGTCTCTGATCATCGGCACATTGACGGCGCGAGACGCAGAGAAACAGTTCGCAAACAATCAAGCCGTTGATTCAGGAATGTTGATCGTATGCAAAAAATCTACGACATGACTCACGCAAGCGACGTAATACGCGAAAGCGACAAGTCTCCGACCCTGCAAGCCCGCATGGGAACCGGCGGAAATCAAGTGCCACTGGTCCTTAGCGAAAACGGTACAGATCGAGCCATCGAAGTCGACAAAAGCCCGCCGCTGAAAACCACCACTCCTATCTACTGTCTGGCCGAGAACTCAATCGGGCGCAAAGGCGGCTCCAATGGCACGGGTATTGGCGCGGCAGGCGCCCCGTCGTACACGCTCACGCGCGGCCATTCGCACGCTGTAGCAACTGCGTCTGTGGTGCGCAAACTCATGCCAGTCGAATGCGAACGGCTACAAGGTTTCCCAGATAACTGGTCCCAAATTCCTTATCGCGGCAAACCGGCAGAACAATGCCCGGATGCGCCACGCTACAAGGCCCTTGGCAACAGTTGGTGTGTACCGGTGGTACGATGGATCGGGCATAGAATCCAGAAAGAACTCGAATCAGCCAAGGGAACCAAACGACATGACTGAATACTTCACTATCACTTCCCGTGATCTAAGTTCTATGGACACAGACAATCGCAACTCGACCGAAGAGCATTGGGTTCTCACGGTTTCGAGCTTGTGTCAAGCAGCTCTTGAACACAATTTCGTGTCCAGACCGCCGCTTGTCATCCTAGACAACCGGCTGATTATGCCTGTGGACCCAGCATCGATCACCACGGAAGGTGCGGATACGCTTTTCAATGCGCTCGTTGACGGATGGGAGAGTGACAAAGGCATTGTTCTCGTTCTAGACGGTCACGTCAGAACGTTTAAATACTCTGCCTGTAAACCCCGTGAGATTATGGATGCCGTTCCGCTTGACTCGACAAGCGATGAGCCTGTCAAGTACACGGCAGATGTTCTTTCAATTCGAGCCTATGAAAACCAGTGGCTTGATGCTGTTCTGGCAGCCTTTATTGCGCTATTGCCACTTTCTGCCAGCATTACGTATCCCTCCAGCGGAATACTTTCAGCCTCCAAAAAGCTGAGAGAAGCTGCTGCTGCAACGGCAGATATGATCATTGCGGAGCGCAACTGCTAACGTGATTACAAAAAGGCCGCGGAGAATAATCCCTGCGGCCTCTTTGCAAAGACCTCGCCATCGTGGAGAAGCGGAACTATCGAGTTCCATTTCGCTGCTTAAGTGCAGAAACACCTCCACAGCGAGGCACTAAGCATAGTAACACGCCACTTTTGGATTGTCTACCAATGAGCCGCCCTGTGCGGCTTTTTTTATATCTATGAGCAAAAAAAAGAAGCAGAAGCAACAACAGCAAGCTCGAAAAGCGCAGAAGAAAAACGCCAAAAAGAAGGCTCGTGAGGGAAAAAAGTACGTTGCAGGTCAACGTGAAATCTGGCCAACGTATCTTTATGACATCCTCTTTGGTCAACTTGAAGAACAGGATTTCGAAAAGCTCGAAGAGGCTGTGCATACAAACCTGAACCTGATTCGAATCGGATCATGGGATGCCGCCTGCTACGGAAACTTGCTCTACGTCATGCGCCAGTTTTACGCCTTTGCCAAGCGTTTTGAAGGCGAAAAAGATTACGAACAGTTGGCAGCCATGGGCACCGCGACCCTTCACGGTCTGAAGGGACTTGCTGACGATGCCAGAGACGGACATCCAAGCAAGCCCGGTTACGCCAACGCATTGCTTGAGCCTCTGGAGCTGGCCGTAGAAACATATTTCACGATGATGAGAGCCTTGCCGCGAAGCGAGCAAGAGGCCGCCAGAAGAGAAGCCAAAAAGTTCAGCATCACCGAACTTTTGCAGCGGCTTTCGTTCGGGAACATCGCCATCGTCGCCCCAAACAAAACCACCGAAGACGAATCTGTCTGCGGTTACCGAGGTGTGGCATTTGTGCATGGCCGCTGCGAGCCCGGCTACCTGACACGCAGCGATGACACAAGCTTTTGGCACCTTGCCGATCGAGACACAATCATCCGAATCGACAGACCCACATTGATGTACCTAACCGAGGATTTGCCTCACCCAATCACGGAGGAATCGCAGGAATGCCAGACGCAGAACGCGAACGCGTAAGAACCATTCAGGAAGCGCTTGATGCAAACAAGCCGGGCATTGTTCAAATTGCAGTTCATTACGGCAGAGAACATCAGATGCAGAAGCTCATTGAGGAAATGGCCGAACTTACTGTGGCTCTGATCCACGAAAAAAAGCGGTCGGATGAAACCATTTCTCCAATCGGCCACAACTGCATTACCCCTTTGTCCGACAACAGTCTGGAGTGTTGGGTGACACTGTAAGCTTCCACAAAACGACAAAGAATTGAGCCATCCCAAACAAGGGATAGGAATGAG